ACTTGTCAATGGTTTGTTGTATTAAAACAACAGATTAGTATCGTGCTTTTTGGGGCTTGAATTCGTAGCGATAAGGATCTTCAAATTCATCGTAATACCTTTGTTTACGATTTTCTTTTTTCTTGGCCTGTTTCTTGGCCTTATACTCCTGGTCTGAATAATCAAAACCATCATAATAATCTTTGTCCTTACGGGACTGTCTAAAGGTTTTAGACATATTACTCCTTGCTTAATACCTCAAAATTAATTCCCTTGATTTTTGCTTCCGGAGCATTGTGCATGTCAATGTCCGAGATATATGTTATGTCCGACAAGGGATAACAGAACTTAACAATCTTTAATAAATTACAAACTGTACCATCACCATCTAAGAATCTAAAAACTTCATCAACACACTTTAGATTTTCCACAATTTCTTTTCGTGTTTCATAATTTTGATTTAGTATGCCAGTTGATAGATGTAAATGCATATCTGTGTGAACGCCGACAATTAACCAATCTCCTTTGCTTCTGCATTTCTGGAGAAATCGTAATTCTCTAAGTGTGAGTGGATCAAATATTCCTGATGTTACGATTATTTTTTCTGGGTTCATGGAAGCATTTGTGGAAAGGCCTCTTTGACAAACTTATAATTTAATCCTTTTACACCTTGATCTTTTGAAAAGATACCCATAACAATTTCAGCTTCTCTAGGCTCTATTGCATTTAAAATTTGAAACAGTAGTTCCGTTCTTCGTTTATCTGTTAGTTGTTCTGCTGTAGGATGACCTTCTTGGAAAAGATACAATCTACGCAGTTGTGAATTCAAACTATCATATGTAATTCCAGGTAAAACATCATTTGGTATACGATAGTTTTCTGGAAGTTCTTTTACTTTCCATTTGATATCAGGATGAAATGTCAATCTCAACACTTCAACCAATGTGTGTGACAAATTATTGCCAAGAACATCCATTCGTTCTTTTTTTGTCGTAGCTTTTTCAAATTCATCAAAAACTTCATAAAGTGTTTTCATTAAAATTCCTCAATAACTTCCATCAAATTTTTAAGTTTGTTTGCAATAAAATAATCCAGCAATTTACCTTTTACTGGCTTTGTTTCTTCATAAGTATTTATGATTTTGTCTTTCAGATCGCCAGGAATGTTTCTAAGGTCAATCAACACTTGATTGCGTGAAAATCCAATCTTTGCCTTTTCATCTTCCCACATTCCATAATCCTCAGCAAGAAACTTTTCCATTTTGTTTTTGCTGATAGGTGTTTGACGAGTTCCGGTTGCGAAACAGTCGGATGCGGAAAGAATATTTGGAATACCATCACCTTTATCACCAGAAATGATTTTCTCTTTTAGTTCAAGAAGCGGATCTTGTGAAAGAATGAATTTCTTTTGAGCAGGATTGTATTGCTTGATGTAATGGCCAGTTTTTTGTTTGTTATACATTTGCAATTGTAGAAAATCACCATCACTAGAGATAATCAATACATCTTCATGCATAACTGCTCGAGGCGCAAGTGTGCCAATGATATCATCAGCTTCAGCACCTTCAACATCAATTACTTTGTAGGGAAAATTCTCTTTGAGCTCTTGCTTGAATTTGGCAAGCATGTCAAAAATCAAATGCCAGTCCAGGTCGGACTTTTCCCGTGCTTTCTTACGGTGCGCCTTGTATAGAGGAAAGAATTCCTTGCGCCAGTATTTGCGGTTGTCACAACACAACACAACTTCACCATATTGGTCACGGAAGTTTTTTAGGTGTGTCCTGATGATGTTCAAGACCATGTGTCTAATCAGGTTTTCTTCCAATTGTAACTTTGGTTTCTGATTGGCAATTTGGGCCATCAGACCAGCAAGCAAAACCTGGTTCAAATCAACGAGAATCATAATATACCTTTTTCAGTTTTTCTTATTGTATCACAAAGCCGCCCACTTGGCAAACACATTTGTGGTAAGTTCGTTGGATGTTGTTGTTTTTTTGGTAACCATGCCATACCAATCATCTTTAATCATTCTGGTAACATATTCTCTTGGTTCAATTAATATGCCTTCAAATTTATCCAAGTCAATAACATTGTATTCTTCATCCATTCTGAAAAGTATAATTTCATACATATCACCCATTGGTGAACCATCCAGTTTTTCACCTTCGTCTTTGTAACGAGCGATTTCAATCTTTACTTGATTGTCATCTTCCGATTCATCATTTGGCACAAAGATGATTGTATCAAATTCTTTTATTTTACGGAAAACATCTAACATTTTAATCCTTTAATGTGTGACTTTCTCACTCTTACCATAATCCATGAATTATAGTAATTATCATTTTCTAAAACACCATTCACGAATTGTTCTTTCGCTTCTAGATAACCACACTCACCCTTTGACTTGCACAAGTGTAGTATATCACGATTGAACGATTCACGGCCATACATTATAACATCTTTTTTCAATTCCTCATTACTACCATAATAAGATTCCCAGTCCGAAGAAACTTTTAATTTTTTCTTCTTACCTTTCACTTGTTTGGTTTTAGAGCTATAGAAAAATTTCTTACCAATGTATTTTTTACCGTTTGCTGTGTTGGTGATACAATAGACAAAGCCATAGTTATCACCAATCATGTCCTCAGTAAAAGACTGTTCTTTATATTGCCAATTCAATCCCATTCTTGATTATCCATGTCATCTTCATCCTCTATATATTCGGATTCGGATAACTCGTCAATCTGTTCGCCACAAAACGGACAAATTTCTGGATAATCTTGTGATACCAATTGTTCTTGGTAAATTACATCATATGATGATTCGCAGTTTGAACACTCTGCTGTTATTGTTTTCATTTTTATCTCCTTGGATCAGTTAGCCCAAACTTCACCCCAATTTCCTGTTACAGCACCCTTTGCATAATCGGTTGCACGATTTTCAAAGAAGTTGGTGTGTGTTGGTGCATTGATCATTTCTTCAACCCAAGGCAAAGGGTTGCGTTTAACTTTAAAGATGCCTTTCATACCAAGACCAATCAATCTGCGGTCAGCAATGTATCGGATGTATTTTTTAACATCTTCACTAGACAGACCTTCCATTTCAGTCACACCAAAAGCCAGATCAATAAACTTATCTTCTAATGCAACCATTTTTTCAGCAATGGTGTAGATAGACGATTTGAGTTCATCGGTCCAAATTTCTGGATTTTCATTAATATAAGTTTTAAATAGTTTCATCATGTTCTCAGCGTGCATTGTTTCATCAACAATAGACCAAGTAACAATCTGACCCATACCTTTCATCTTACCGTGTCGTGGGAAATTCAACAACATGATGAATGATGAAAACAGTTGCATACCTTCGGTGAAAGCGGAGAATACTGCAATATGTCTTGCTGTGTTTTCTTTGGTGCCGTTCTTAGAAGCAATGTCTAATACATAATCGTGTTTATCTTTCATTTCTTGATAATCAAGAAATTCATTGTATGTGGTTTCAGGTAGACCAAGTGTTTCAATCAGATGCGAGTATGCTGCAACATGAAGTGCTTCACGAGCAGCAAATCCCATCAACATCATTCTTATTTCAGGCTGTGGAAAATAAGGAAGATAATTACGCACATAACCCCCAGCAACATCAATATCACCTTGCGTAAAAAAGCGGAAGATATGCGTGAGAAATCGTTTTTCTTCATCTGTAAGTTTCCTTTTCCAATCTTTTTCATCTTCAAGCATAGGAACTTCTGTGTGAAGCCAATGCGATTGTTCGTGCTTCAACCATGCATCGTAAGCCCATGGGTAATTAAATGGCTTAAACGAATTTCTATCATCCGTTAGTTTTGAATTATTCTTTTTAACCATTGATCCATTCCTCTAATTCTTTAAGTGACCTAACACCACTAAATCGTTTTACTTCTATATTTCCGTCCTTCATAATCAATGTTGGAACACTTCTGATTCCATAATCCATCGCTGTTTCTTGATGAACATCAATATCAATCACTTCAATAGGAACTTTGTTGACATTATTAACTGTTTCTAAATTTTTGGCCAACACTTTGCATGGTTGGCACCACGATGCGGTAAATCTCAATACTCTTTTCATTCAGAACCTCTTATTTTTAACAATCTAAAAAAACTAAAAACTTTTATGTAGAACCAACCAATATCAAACTCAAACCATTTTCTACTCAACTTTGGATTGGCAGGATCAAGGTGATGATTATTATGTAGTTCTTCTCCACCGATTATAACACCAAAAGGTATAATATTGCAACTATTATCTTTGGTAATTCCGTTTCGGTAACCAAACCAATGTCCAATGCCATTTATAACTCCTGCGGCCCAAAATGGAATCCATGCCATTTGTATCACCCAAATCACGGCGCCCAACCAACCAAAGAGTGTGATGTTGAGCAGAAGGAGAATGCCAATGCCAAGTCTGGAGTGACGAGTGTATAGATTGGACTCAATCCAATCAGAAGGAGTACCAACGCCATATGTATCAACCATACTTTTATCTTTTGATGCTTCATGGTATAACATTGCTCCTTTAAATAGAACTTTCCATATTCCATAAACATGTGGGCTATGCGGATCACCTTCTACATCACTATAACGATGGTGTTTACGATGTATTGCGACCCATTGCTTGGTGACCATACCTGTTGTCAACCACAACCAAAAACGAATGAAGTGTTCAAGTATAGGATTAAAGGTTAAACTTTTATGTGCTTGGCC